TCCTACATTTAGGCTTTGATAAAACTTCATCCTTTTTGCAGGCTTTAGCTATTGGATATGCTCTTTCTCCATTCTTATAGCAATCCTCACATCTTTTGATTTCATCCATAATAACAGGATCAAAGACTCTATTATTATGTCCATTTAAATCTGGCCCGAAATCCTCAACGAATTGACGCTTTGGTCCTGACAATGGAAAACCAATTGATGTGTCCAATTTGATAGCATCCATAAATTTCTTTCCAGGAATGCCATTCAAATTTTGATGATCTGTAAGTGGAGTACAATTATTCCATAAAGGATGTCTAATGATACCCACTAAATCCTCCTTATAATCCTTTATTGCTAACTCAAGGAGAGGAGGAGGGAAGGGTAATGCAGGTACTGCCAAATTAGATAAAGCAGCTTGCCACCCAAAATATTGTGGTGTTTGCAATGGTGGTCCATATATATTAGGCTGACCTGTAATCTCGGTTACTTTTTCACTAATTAAAGTGGGTTTCACACGAGATATGAACGTTGTCATACCCGCACAAGATCCATAGTACTCAACTTGTGAGTTCTTAGGCATGTAATTTAAAGGACTCTTCCTATGCAACTCCTGACCAGTGATAATGGTCTTACCTAGAACATGTGGTTCAAACTTTTCAGCTGATCCAGTCACCAATGTGCCCTCACATGTTCTAATATGTTCCATAGCTGTGTCGTAGGATTTCTTAAAAATAAATCCAGCACAACCTTTGGGTGCACCTGTCAATCCACCCAAATGAATACCTAGTAGAATAGGTTTATGACGCGCGTACAGTGTGGCACCACACATACCTTTAAAGGTATTGATAGTTAGATTTTGATATCTATAACCACGAAAGTTTTCCACTCCATTACCTGTTTTCATAGCGGTGGCCAATCCGTAGGCATCAACTAAATTGCCATCCTTGGCCCTCCACATCAAACTAAATTCTACTAATGGTATTTCTTCGTCAATCAGATATTTGCTAATGTCTTTAAAAGAACCTCCTGTACTACAATAGCAATACCTAATATCTGATGTTGGATCCTTCCAACTAAGATTTTTGCTCAAACGAGCTGCAAATTTTCCTCCACAAGCAGTGGGATTCTGCTTGCGGAAGGTGACATCTATCGTTTCTTCTTCAAAATAATGGTTTGGAATAACCACAATATTTGATGTCAAAAATATTCCATTGACCGACAGCAACCTATCTTCCATAGTCACTGTTCCATAAACGAGATTTTTGCTAATAAGTCCCGATAGTTGTGCAGAAGTTGAATTACGAGCTGCACTCGGTACTGGTAGTGGCCTTGCAACCACTCGAGACCACACACTGGACTCTGCATCACGTTCTTCAACATCTCGTGCTGTACGCG